CCACAACGCGAATTTTTTCCAGATTTTCCGATTTGAACCATGGGATTAAGAGGTTTACAGCGCCAACCAGACAGCAGGCGCGGCGCAATCGAGAACGGCGGGGTAATCCCCGACCCGATCCAAGAGGACATCACAGCACCTAGTTGGTGCAAGGGGCCGACGCTCCGCCAGTTCCAGAAACTCGTCGCCGAAAACCGCGCGGCCGGCGTGGCTATCCGGCAAGTGGACGCCGATCAGTACGCCGAGCTTGCCGACGCTATGCTCCAACGTCAGAAGGAAGAAGACGGCCGCACGAAGCTAGCCTGGGGCCGTCAGATAGACGAACTCCGCAGCCAACTGAACATCGGCCCGCGCAACCGGCAACGGGCTGGCATCAAGGACACGAAAAAGGCATCTGCAATGTCTCCCGCGCTGGCGTTTATCGCCCGCGCACAAAGCAAGTGACAACGAACTATTTCGACGCGGAAGCGGCTGCGGTGGTCGAGGGTTTCATCTCGACGCTGACGCTGACCAAATCGACCAAATCCGGCGAGCCTGAACCTTTTGTTCTTCTGCCTCACACGCGGAAAATGATTGTAAACACTTGGGCGTGGAAACGTCCAGACGGTCGCCGTCTGTATCGCAAGGTATTCCAGACGTTAGGCCGCAAGCAAGCGAAGACGCAGGGAGCCGCCGCGCTGGTCGTGGCGATGTTTTTTTTAGATCCTGAGCCAAAACAAGAGATCTATTTCGCCGCCACGGACACCGATCAGGCAGCCATCTGCTTCGAGGCCGTGTACGACATGATCGTAGCTTCGCCGGATCTGCTGGCGCTGTGCGATGTCACGCTGTCACAGCGCAAAATCCGGCACCGGTTAACCGGCTCGATTATCCGGGTGTTATCGTCGGACGGAAAGCGCAAGCACGGCTACAACCCGTCGATGGTGGTATTTGACGAACTACACGCCTGGGGACCGGCACACCACGAACTGTACGCCGCGCTCACAACCGGCGGAAAATCCCGCAAGCAGCCGCTGCGCTTGATTATTACGACCGCTGGAAGCGATCAGGAATCCATCTGCTACCGCGAGTATGAGTACGCGAAGCGGGTGGCGAAAAACGAGATCACCGACGAGTCCTATCTGCCGCTCATCCACGAAGTCGAATCCGAAGCCGATTGGATGGACCGGAGCTTGTGGCCCAACGCTCTGCCGCTACTGAAAACCGGTCACCACTGCTACGAGGATTACGAGGAAGAGTTCGCACAAGCGCAGGCTCGGCCCGATCTACAGAACCAGTTCCGCCGCCTGTACCTAAACCAGTGGACCTCGACCGATACGCAGTGGATTCCTGTTCACGAGTGGGATGTATGTAAGTCAGAGCGGCCGATTGACTGGACCGACCTAAAGCACTACCCCTGCTATGGCGGGCTAGACTTGGCGGCAGTTCACGATTTGACGGCGTTTGCGCTGGCGTGGCCGGTCGATAACAAGGTTTACTATCAAGTCTGGTGCTACCTACCGTCTGAAGGCCTATCGGCCCGCTCTAAGCGCGACGGGGTTCCCTATGAGGCGTGGGCGAAGGACGGCCATATCCGGCTTACACCGGGCAATACAACCGACTGGCGCTATGTCGTCGCCCACATCAAAGAACTGGCCGGCGAATACGATATCAAGTCCATCGCGTTTGACCGCTACGGAGCCCGCGACACAGCCGCCGAGTTAGCGGACGCAGGCATCGACGTAATCGACTTCGGTCAGGGTTACCAGTCCATGAGCCCGGCCTGTGCACGAGTCGAAAAACTAATCTTCGACCGTGACGCGGTACACGACGGGAACCCGGTTTTGCGCTGGTGTTTTGACTGCACGCAGGTCCGCAGCGATCCGGCGGGAAACATCAAGCCGGTCAAACCCGAGCGGCTGAAGTACAGCAAGCGAATCGACGCCGTGATCGCGCTGGTAATGGCCACCGGTACGGCAATTTTGAACGTAGTTGAGAAATCCATCTGGGAAACGAGAGGAGCGCCAGTTTGAACACATTCGGCCGATTTCTGACGCGCCTGGGCGCTACTCCTCCGCCTGATTCCGAGTTCTGGTACCAGCCTGTCAATGCGCCATCGGGCAGCTATTTGTCGCAGTTCGGTGACTCGGAAGCAGCCCTTCGCGTGTCCGTGGTTAACGCTTGCGTACGGTTGCGATCAGAAACCATTGGCTCCCTCCCTTGCATGGTCTACGATCGACAGGGCGACGGTCGCCGCGTGGCCCGTGAGCATCCGCTGTACTACCTCCTGCACGATGCGCCGAATGAGAATCTATCGGCCTTCGAATTTTGGCAGGTGGTCGAGCAAAATCTCTGCACGGACGGCAACGCCTACGCCTTCATCGAAACCAACGGGCGCAATGACGTTTCCGCACTGTATCCGATTGATCCGGCTAAGGTCAGCGTCAAGCGTGACGCGGAAACTGGCGTTATTGTCTACCTCATCCGAGAAGGCGCAATAGAAAAGCCGTATACGGCATCCCAAATCCTGCACATTCCTGGCATGGGATACGACGGCGTGAGCCGATTGAAAGGCATGTCTCCGGTTGCGTACATGCGGCAGTCTCTCGACCTTGCCGCCAGCGCCGAAGGCTATGGGGCTGCATTCTTCCGCAATAACGCGGCGCCGCACGCCTATATCGCCCACCCAAAGACGCTCACAAAGAACACTAAAGACTCGATTCTTGACTACATGATGGAACGCTGGGGTGGTGTTCGGAATGCCGGTAAGCTCGGCATACTTGAAGAAGGCATGGAAATCAAGACCGTGCCTGTGAACCATACAGACATGCAGTACCTCGAACTGCGTCGGTTTCAGGTGGAAGATATCGCTCGGTGGTTTCGCGTTCCGCTGCACATGATTGGCGAGCTCACGCGCAGCACCAACAACAACATCGAGCATCAGGGCCTTGAGTGGGCAACCAACACCATCCGGCCCGAGTGCGCACGCATTGAACGACGGCTGAACATGCAACTTCTCGGACCGCGCGAAGTCGGCCGCATTTCGATTGAGTTCAACTTGGACGCGTTGATGCGCGGCGATTCGGCGGCGCGCTCTGCGTTTTATCACACACTGCGTAATGATGGCGTACTCAACGCAAACGAAATCCGCGCGAAAGAAAACCTGAACCCCTACGACGGCGGCGAAGTGTACATGGTCCAAGGCGCAATGATCCCGGTTCAAATGGCCGGTCAACAGCAACAAAAGGCGGCGGTATGAAGAAAGAACTACTCGACAGTATCTTAGAGCGCGGCCAATTCCTCGTTGCGTCGATGGACGCTCCGTCTGAACCGCCGCCTGCCGAAGACTTCATCCGTGAGGTGCTGTTCTACAGCGGTGCGAAAGTAGAGCGCTACGACTGGATGACAGGCGAGATGTACGACCTATCGTTTAAGATCGGCGGCGCTGACTTGTCTGCCTTGAATGCTTCCGCCCCAGTCCTAAACGGACACGAAAGCGAAGAGGCAGAGGACGTTATCGGCGTGATCCAGTCAGCCAAACAGACGCCGAAAGGCTACACCGCTGAACTCCGTTTCTCCAACCGCGAAGACGTGGCAGGTATTCGGCAGGACATCGCCGATGGCATTTTGAAAAACGTCTCCATGGGCGTCTCGATTCAGAAGCTAGTTCTGGTCGAGGACAACAAAAAGACGAAGCGGAAGCACTACATGGCGACCGAGTGGAAGCCATTCGAGATTTCTGTCGTCCCCATTGGCGCTGACCCTGGCGCAAAGTTTCTAGCAGCCGATTCCCGCTTGGAACGGCTGCGCACAATTTCTGCTGAGACGGGCGCGGCCCGCGACACAGAACACGAATCCGCCCGCTACGCGCTCGCCGTCAAACAGCGCCGCGCCCGCGTCCTCGGAATCTAAACCAACCCGCTACTGCCGTTAGGCAGAAGGAGCCATAAATGAAGAAGAAACTTCTTCTCGAACAACTGGCCGCGCTCAAAACCGAGTACGCCAGCCTTTTGGAAGTTACCCCCGAGGACGCCGTTTCGCACCTCGCTGCGGTTGACGCCAAGGAGGCCGATATCAAAGCGAAGACCGAGGAGCTTTCCGCCGTCGAGGCGCTGGAAGCCAAGGCCAAGGCCAACGCCACTCGTGAACCGGCGCGCGTCATCAGCGACAACGAAGCCAAAAGCCCGTGGAACAACTTCGGCGAACAGTTGAGCGCCATCGCTTTTGCCCAGTCGCCCGCAGGCAGCTTCGGCGGAAAAGGCGGCCGCGTCGATAAGCGCCTTTTTGAAACCACGCTGGCTGCTACTGGGGGTAACACCACGGTCCCCGCTGACGGCGGATTCCTGATCGGCACTGAATTTTCGACCGCGTTGCTTTCCAAATCGCGCGAAATGGCGAAGATTCTGCCGCTCTGTAAAGAGATCCCGATTGGCGCTGGCTCCGACTCCATCGAACTTCCGTTCGTGGATGAAACCAGCCGCGCCACCGGCTCCCGCTGGGGCGGTATCCGCGTCTATCGCGCGGGTGAAGCCGAAGCGCCGACGGCCAGCAAGCCGACCATCAACCGGCACGAGTTGAAGCTGGAAACCCTCAAGGGCCTGGCTTACGCCACCGAGCGCCAACTGCGCAACGGTTCGGCGTACAGCACCATCCTGGAGGACGGGTTTTCGTCCGAATTCGCGTTCACCATCGACAACGAAATATGGCGCGGCACGGGTGTCGGTCAGTGCCTTGGCTTCGCCACGCAGGCCCACGAGGGTACGGCGTTGATGGTTTCGGTGGCCAAAAAGGTTTCCCAAACCGCTGCAACGTTCGTCATCGAAAACGCTACGTCGATGCTTTCCCGCCTCCGCGCCGTTCCTGGGAGCAACCCGGCTTGGCTACTGAACCGGGATTGCGTCGGTCAGCTTCCCCTGATGACCGTTGGTCAGATGCCCGTGTTCCTACCAAACGGCAATGCCGCTGGCCAGCCGTACTTCGGCACCCTGTTTGGCTACCCGGTCATCATCGTGGAACAGGCCGAAACTCTCGGCACCGCTGGCGACGTTGTACTCGCCGATATGAGCCAGTACGCGGTTATCACGCAGGGCGGCGGACTTCGTTCCGCTCAGTCCATGCACTTCCGGTTCATCTACGACGAAATGACGTTCAAGTGGAGCTACGACATCAACGGCATGGCGACCATCAAAAAGCCGATCACGCCGTTCAAGGGCAGTAACACGCTGTCCCCGTTTGTCACCACGGCGGTACGCGCCTAATTCACCGGGCGGGCGTTAACAGCGCCCGCTACTCCAACCCAAAAAGGAAACAATATGCGATACGAGCAACTTGCAACACAGCACGCTGTCATTGGATTGGCTCCGGTGGCTGATGCGCTTTCGGGGACGATTGCTTCAGACATTGTGGACATGAGCGGGCACCAGTCCTGCGTGTTCACGCTTTTCAAGGGAGTCGGCACCACCGGCACCAGCACGATTACGGTCGAAGCGTGCGACGATGTGACGCCGACAACCACGGCAGCGGTCCCGTTCTACTACCGTGCTCTGACGGCGACCGACGTAAACGGAGCGATGACTGCGGCCACTTCGGCCGGATTCACCACGACCGCCGGTTCGGCCCAGATCTATACGATCCAAGTCGATCAAGCAGAACTGGCCAGCGCTGGATACAAGTACGTGCGTCTCAAGGCCGTTGAGGTTGTTGACTCTCCGGTTTTGGCTGGAATCCTGATCCAATTGTGCAATCCCAAACACGGGAGCAGCTCGACCAACTCCGTGATCGACTAACACCATCGAAGGGGCGGGCAACCACCCGCCCCTAACCAACCTTTACCCATGCGCCTAAACTCCACTCAACTCGTTACCGGACCAACCGAGTACATCATCACGGATGCAGAGATGGAGCGCCATTCGCGCACGCTCGGTCAGTCTCCTGATGAATACTCCTCCTACGTCCGTGCTGCAGAGTCGCATGTGGAAACCATCACCGGGCGCAAGTTTTTGCAACAGACATGGAAGCTGTTTCTTGACGAATGGCCTTACTCTGACCGGCTTTGTCTGCCGTTCGGGCAACTCCAGAGCGTAACGCACGTCAAGTACACCCCTTCCGATGGCGCACAAACAACGTTTTCGTCTGACTACTGGGAAGTATCAACCTCGCGTGAACCGGGCGTTCTAGCGCTGTCCTATGGGCAGTCCTGGCCATCTGTAACGCTGCGCGTGTTGGACCCGATTGAGATTCAGTTCGTTTGCGGCTGGGCCACTCCGTCCGCCGTACCTGATCCGATCCGCAGCGCGGTTTTGCTCATCGCTGGCCATCTTTATGAGCATCGCGAAGACGTCGTCATTGGCGATGCGGCAAGCGTTAATAGTAAGGCGCTGGAGATGGGATCCAGTTCGCTGTTGGTTAACTGGCGGTTGCAGGTATGAGAGGCGGCGATCTACGCCACCGCGTGCTAATCGAGTCGAAGGCTCTGACGACTGACGCCAACGGCGACCGCACGGAAACCTGGACGACATACCACGAGTGCTACGCGGACATCGCCACGGGCAACGGGCGCGAGTACTTCGCCGCCAAACAGACCATAGCGGACATATCGCACACCGTCAGAATTAGGTACAAGGCTGGAATCACGCCCGATATGCGGGTGCGCTTCAACGACCTGAAAAACAGCGGTTCGGCTCGATACTACAACATCCGCTCGGTCGGCTCTCCCGATGAACGCTCCGAGCAGTTGGCGTTGCAGTGTACCGAGGTTCTGATTTGAGACAAATGAAAATCGAGGGGCTGACGGAACTCGCTGGCCAACTCGAAAAGCTCAAAAACACCGCCACTGGAAACGATGTCCGGGCTGCGTTGCTAGACGGTGCCAACCTCATCAGCCAATCGGCCCGCGCACGCGCTCCAATCGCCCCCTACGCCACGAATTACCGCGGTACGCAGATTGCCCCCGGTGGGCTGCGTCGGTCGCTCCAGGCGGCTGCTGGCAGGATGCACAAGACATTCTTGCAAGCCTACGCCTTCGCACTGAAAAAGTTTGCGCCGCACTCGCACCTGGTTGAGTTTGGAACCAAGGCGCATATGGTCGCGCCTAAAAACAAAAAGCGGCTCGTGTTCGGCAACCGGTTCAAGCGCTTCGCGCTGAAAGTTCAGCACCCTGGTTCCCGTGAAATTCCGTTTTTCCGCGATGCGATCCGCTCCCAGCGCAATAACGTCAAGCGACTACTGGAACAGCGCGTTAAGGCCGCATTCGACGCACTGGCGAGGACCGCGTGAGAATCTATCAGGCGCTGTACAAGTATCTGCAAACGGTCACCGCTGTGACCAACCTAGTCAGCACCCGCGTCTACGATATGCACGCCGATCAAGGCCGCGTCACGAAGTACCCGGCCATCGTCATCGAGTGCATCGATGACCAACAGTTTCATTCCATCGGCGCGAATCCAACCGCTACCCGTCGCCCTGTAGCGATCTATTGCATGGCGACAGGAAACAACAAAGCCGCCGAGGATCTGGCCGATGTGGTCTATGCGGCCATCATGGGTCAAGCTGCGGCGATTACCACCGCAGCGGCGGGGCTGACCGTTTCAAGCACTCACCTCAACGGACGGCGCAACGAGTTTGAAGACGAGTTAGAAACCGACTCAAAACTCTATAGCGTGATCCTTGAATTCGATTTCATCCACTCGCTCTAGCGGGCGGATGCAGGCGGCACGTCGTGAGATGTTCCGCCACCAACTTTAGCTACTGCCGAGACGGCAGAAGGAGCCACTATGGCTGTACTCGTAGGCAATGCCGCCGCATTCAAGATCGGTTCCAACACCGTTGCCGAAATGGATGGTTGGACCATCGACGCGCAGACGAATCTCGAAGAAACTCAATCCTTCGGGGATACCTGGAAGGAGCGGACGGCCACGATCAAAGAGTGGTCCGGTTCCGCGACTGGCCGACTCGACAACACCGACACAAACGGTCATGTGGCGCTCGGAACTGCGTTCATCGGCGGGACGACTGTAGCGGCCAGATTCTACATCACTGGCAGCGTGTACTACAGCGGCACATGTTTTGTGAATGCCTCCATCACGGCTGCTGAAAACGGCCTTGTCACGGTGAATTACACGTTCACCGGAACCGGCGCGCTGTCGCTCACCTAAGGGGCAACCATGGCCGTATTAGTCGGAAACAAAGCAGACATCTACATCGCCACCGGCACCGGCACGTCGATGACTGGGGAGGCCGTCACGGATCTGACGGGCGGCCTCTACCAGATCACCAGCGGAACAAAACGGGCGCTAAACCCTAACGCAACGCTTACCGTTCTTGATGGCGTTGCAACCGTCCCAGCGACGGCCTACGACGTGTATTGGGGCGCTGGCATAATCGCCATCAACGGCAGCTATACGGTCGGCGGAACCATCACTGTCACGGGCGAATATCTCTCGCTCTCGCAGGTCGCCCAGGCTACTGAATGGACCTACGACAGCGAAGTAGTGCTCGAAGAAACGCAGACCTTCGGCGACACGTGGAAAGAGTACACCGAGGTGATGCGGTCGGGCAGCGTAAAATTCAAACGCTTCTACAACGACGGCTACTTCCGCACGAACATCGGCAGTTACTACGTCCTCGCGCTGTACCTGTCCACCACGACCGGCGCGCGATATCTGGCGGCTGGCCAATGCACCTCGCATGGCGTCAGCGCCGCCGAAAACGAAACCGTCAAGGAAGACGTCACCTTCTCGCTGCATGGCGGGGTGGCGTATACCGCGACCTAAGGAGACACATGGCAAGCCTGTTAGACCGCATCATTGCGGCCGAGTTGAAAGAGTCTGTGATCGACGTGCCGCAGTGGGGCGCGTCCATCGGTATCCGCGAATTCACCGCAGACCAGCGGATGAAGTTCGCGGAACAAGCGCAGAAGAACGCCTCGCGCGCGCTGGTGCGGTCGGTCATTGACTGCACCTTCGACCCCGAGACAAAAAAGCCGCTCTTTGAGCCAGCCCATCAAGACCTCCTCTTGGAGAAGTCCGGAGCGGCAATCGGCGTAATCTCAGACGCCATTATCGAGCTGTCTGGCATGTCCGCCAAGTCTGCCGAGACGCTGGAAAAAAACTAACATCCGGCGAGCGGCGGAACCTCTTCGCCCTCGCCGAAGTCCTCCACATGACCGTGGCCCAACTCAGCGCCACGATGTCCTCCTCTGAACTCACCGAATGGGCTATCTACTTCAAGCTAAAAGCCGACGAGCAAGAAAAAGCCACGCAATCCCAGCCGAAACCACCCACCATTCATAGGCGTCGATAAATGCCCATCCTCTCAAATTTAATCGTCAGAATAGGCGCGTCCACAGAAGATTTTGATAAATCCGTAGACCGCTCGCTGTCGAAGGTTAAGCGCTTCGCCTCTGACGTTTCCGCCGCTGGGCAGGCTCTCGCCATTGGCTTCTCCGCGCCTATCCTCGCCGCTGGCGCCGCTGCCATCAAGGCCGGTTCCGACATGGAATCGATGACCATGGGCCTGAAAGCGGTGATGAAAACCAGCGAGGCCACCGCAGCCGAAATGGCGAAGCTGCGGGACGTGGCGAAGCTCCCAGGCCTCGGGCTGGAAGAGGCCGTAAAAGGTTCCGTACGCCTGCAAATCCTCGGTCAGTCAGCCGATGAATCCCGCCGCATCATGAGCGAACTTGGGAATGCTCTCGCCGTGGTTGGCGGTGGGCGCGAAGATTTCGGCGAAGTGATCCGGCAACTATCGCAACTCGGAGCGGTGGGCAAGGTTACCAAGGAAAACCTGGACCCGATTATCGAGCGCATTCCTCAACTCGCCGCCATCATCAAAGAAAAGTTTGGCGCTGAAGCGTTGGGCGATCCGGCTAAGACCTTCGAGCGCATGGGCATTTCTTCGCAGCAGTTCATCCAGATCATTACGGACGAATTGGCGAAGGGAGAACGGGCTGGGAACACGTACAAAAATAGCTGGGAAAACATCCAGATGGCCGCGCAAGATGCGGCGGCATCTTTCGGCAAGGTTCTACTGCCGATGGCGCAGCGCGTTTTGGATGACTTCCTGACGCCTGGTATTGAGAAGGCCAAGGCGCTAGGTGATGCGTTCTATGCACTGCCCACGCCTACGCAGAATTGGGCCGTAGCGCTTACCGCCGTTGCTACCGCGCTGCCGGTGATGATCGTGGCACTCGGCACCGTCGCCGAAAAAGGCGCAATCCTCGTGGGCGTTATCAACAAACTGATTCCGCTTGTCACCTCATTAGCCGGTGGAATCACCGCCGTAGGCTCGGCGGCTGGTATCGCTGGCGTTGCGGTGGCTTCGTTTATGACGATGCTCAACAACCATCGTCAAAACACCGTAGACACTTCTGCGGAAGCGCTGAAGCGATTAAATGAGCGCGTTGGCACGGGAACCGCGCAGTCATTTTCCAGCGGGGCGGCGGCCATCATGGGGTACATGCAGGTGATGCAGCCCGCCGCGCCTGTCGTTCAGTCTGTCGCCACCGCACACGGCGAACTCGGCAAGCAAGTAGACATCGCCATGAATGCCCACAAGGCCGCAAAGCCTCCTACGATGGACCTATTGGCGCTGTTCGAGCGGTTCAAGGACGTAGCCGCGCAAAAGACGAAGGCTGTTGACCTGCTGGCGCAGATGATGGACCGCTACGGCACCGTCACCGAGGCCGCGACGATCCGCGCCGCGAAGGGCATGGACCTGCTGTTTAAGGCATACCGCCAACTATCCGACGCGCCCGATCTCGGCAATCTCAACAAAATAGACTTGAGTAAACTTCCGAAGGCTGGCGATGTTCTCGGTGACAGCGCGAAGCTGCCCGGTCCAGGTGGATTTGAGGAGTACACGCGCATGGGGCGCAACGTCGGGCCGGAAGGCATGATGACGCGTGAGCAGCACGCCGCCATTACCGCCCGTTACAAGGATCTTGGCAAGGTGGGGAAAGCTGCCATGCAGCAAGTTTCCACCGTCGTTACCGATCTTTCGCGCGGCATCACCGACATCATTTTCAAGGGCGGCAATCTTGGCGATATGTTCACGAACGTTGCCAAACAGGCAGCGCAGAGCATTACGAGGTTGTTGATTGAAGGAGCGCTTCAGAAGTTAACCGCGAAACTTTTCGACGTCGGCGGGCTGATGGGTAAGGTGTTTGGTGGCTCCACCTCCGTAGGCAGTTCGGTTTTTTCTGCTGCATCCAGTGCTGGTGGGTCTGTCGCTGGTGCGGCTGGAGCTTCCGCATCCAGCGGCATCGGCGGAGCAGCGAGCGCCGTTGGTTCATCCTTGGTTGGCGTAGTCGGAGCCGTCGGATCTGTAGTATCTGCCGTTTCTGGTGTCATCGGCAATTTCCAAATGGCCGGGATGAACAAAACCCTCGACCTGATCGAAAAAGAAGTCCGCTACAGCCAAATCCACCTACTCAATACCCTAGAAAAAGCAAACGAATACTGGCCGTACATGAAGACGTGTTGGGAGTCGCTGATTCGCATGGAGCAGCGCCAGATGGCCGTTGGCGCTGGCGGTGGTGGCGTGACTATCAACGTATACGGCGGCGATCCGCGAGCGATGCTGGACGCGTTGACGCGAGAACTGAAACAATTGGGAGTGATACCGCGGTAATGGCCATCACGATCAAAATTAACGGAACTGATAGAGAAATCGCTCAGTATTCGCTCAACTTATCAGCAACTCTGGGCGAGCGTGCAACATTCAATTGCCGAGTCATCTCCACCAGCGGATCATACCGACCCGAACAAGGCCATCCAATTGAACTCTGGGAAAGCGGATCAAAACTTTGGGCGGGAACGGTTGATGAGGTTGGCGAGGTATCGATCACTGAAGCCGGATCGGCGGCTGGAGCGTTTTATGAAATTCGTGGAGTGTCGTGGGAGCAGCGACTTGATCGGCGTCGATGCTATGACATCACGACGAGTGTGCCAGCCGTGTATGATCGCAACTTTGTATTTACGACTGACGCATCGACAAATACGCTGACAACCGTTGGAAATCATGGCCGCAGCAACGGAGATCGCGTACGAGTCAAGGCGCACGCGCAAGGCTCGCTTTGCGGCGGACTGAACGCAGAGATTGAGTATTACGTCATTTCTGCCTCTGCCAGCACGTTGCAGTTGTCGCTGACGGCTGGCGGCAGCGCCATTGACATCACCGACACGGGAACGCTGGATCAAATTCTCATCACACATCGCGCCGGCGAGATTGTCGCTGATTTGGTAAACACGTTTGCCGGTTTGGAATCAATTGGCACAACCAACATCGACCTGGGCGCCGTCGTAGACACGATTGCATTTGAGGCCGAATCAACAGTGTCCGACGCGATTGGGCAGATGGCGGCACTCAGCAACTTTGTTTGGTGGATCGACGACGACCGAGAACTGTTTTTCAAATCTCGCACATATGCCGCGGCGCCATTTAGCGTTTCAGCATCGAGCGCAAACTACCGCAGCCTGGCCGTCCGAAGGACTCGCGAGGATAAAGTAAATTCCGCTCTAGTCGGCATCGACTGGTCGCAAATTCCTTTGACGACACAGAGCTTTACCGGAGATGGATCTACTCGTACATTCACGCTATCCAATCGCTGCGGGCTGCTGCATTCAATCACGCTAGATGGGCAGGACGTAGATTTCGGCGTCTGGCTCGCGGAATCGGATCGTGCTTGGTATTGGCAATATGGCAGCACCGCGATTCGGCAGGACTCAGACGACGACGTGCTGACTTCCGCCAATACTCTAGAGATTAAATACTACGAGCTCGGCGCGAATACAGTGCTGGAGGAGGATTCCTCCGATATTTCCTCGACCGCATCACAGGAAGGCAGCGGAAGCGGCCGCTATCAGCATTACTACGAGCGCAATCTAGGACAGGTTCAAGCCGCGCTTGATGCGCAAGCATTGATTGCGGCAAAGAAGTCCATCGTCACTGAGATTCAGTACGAGACAGATCAGCAGGTCGAGCCGCTTTGCGTGACGCTGCGGCCTGGCCAATTGCAAACAATCGCCAATGCTGCTCGCGGCATCTCCAGCGCGTCGTATCTTATTCGCGAGGTCAGTATTGTCGATGTTGGCGGCGCGTGGCTCAAATTTTCAGTCAAAGCAATTACCGGAACCGCGCTGATCTCGACTGCCGACTACTGGCGGGCCGTCGCAGGTGTCGGTCACACAAGCACTTCAGCTACGGGCGCCGGCGGAAGCAGCGGAGGTTCGGCACCGCTGCCGGCCGCTCCGGACAACGTGACCTCAGTCTCGGCAACGTACGAGTACGCCGATGAGGAAACGATACGCGTCAAGATCGCATATACGGCGCCGTCGCCGCTTGGCAATTTCGTCGGCGTTCGCGTTTGGGAAGAACCGGTCGATCAATCGGCCAGCAGTGCGATTCCGTTAAACGGAACGGCGCTGCTGAACTCGACGCGAAACCTTGGCGGCACCTTTGCGCCAATCGACCGCGGCTATCATCTCGC